AAACGTCATAATCTTCATCAAAAATCTTTCTGTTACTTAAAAAGCTACCGCATGTGCTTGGAGTAGTTCTCCAGTGATGAGTTTTTGTTGTAAGAATTTTTGAACGCAAGCTTGAGTACATTGGATAAAAATACTTGTCATTATGATCATACAGCGAAACATAACACAGATTTGAAAATGCTTTGTATAACTCAAGGACCTTTTCAATCCAACCTTCTACGTGCAAGTAATCGTTTTCTAACAAGTAAATCAAATCTGTTGATTCCATTTTTGTGTCCTTTATGTGATCCAATAGTGCTCTATAAGAGAGCAAACTTGAATTATAATTTGTTTGCAATAGTTTAAACTTGTCTTTGTAGTTATTGCTAAAGTCCCGAATGACATCTTCACCATCGAGAGCGAGTGTAAGTTTAACATCGTTATAATTTTCTATTGTTTTTAAAAGATTCTTAAAACAACTTTCGTAATTAAACCAACTTGGACGGTTTGGAGAAATTTTGTTGGTTACGGCATGTCTGTAGTAGATATAAATTGACATAAAATAGAATGTTAATCACAAACCACCATTATGCTTGAACATAAATCTGGATATTGTTGACCTAGCTCGTAACATCCGTCCAAATACTCTTTGTTGATGATATCTGTCTCGAGAAGCTTGTCCCATTGAAAATTTGCTAGCGCTTTAAAAAAGATACCGGTCTTGAAGATTGTTTTGAGATTGCTTGATTTTGTATCTCTTTCTAGAGTATCTAAACTGTATGTTATGCGGTGACCGTGTTCCTTCTCTGAAGGAGTGATTGAACAATTGTGAGAAATAAGACCCATTTTGACTGCAATTTGTCGTGAGGCAGCATTTGCATTAGGACAAACAATAAAAATTCTTCCTTTATCTGATAACCATGTAGTTTTAATTTTGGACAGCAAACTAATTGGATTGTCTATGTGTTCAAGTACATGTGTTAAAATAACGTTGTCGTATTTAGTAGGCAACATGACCTCCTCAAATGTGCAATTAAAATATTTAATATTATCTGCAGGCAAACGCTCTTGAGCTTGCGCTAAAGCTTCACATGATGCTTCTACACACGTTATGTCATCGAAGTGAGGCAATAGTCTTTCGGTAAAATTTCCTCTAAAACTTCCCAATTCGAGACAATTACCTTTAATAAAATGCGGTTCGAAAGCTTTTAACATATAATAATGCATTACATCAAAATCAAAAGAATAAGCATATTTGTGATCCGCTGTATCTTTAAATTCTTGATCGTAATTGCGCTTTGTTAATTTTAATGTCATGATAATTCTATCTTTTTTTTGTTGGTCAAATTCGAAGCCGTGTTTTTTGTAAAGGTTAATGGCTTTTTTATTTTTATCAAATACTTCTAAACTAATATCAAAGCATTTTTTCTCTTGAAAAAACAAAATACATTCTTTTAGTAAAGATGAGGCGACACCTTTATTGCAAGAAAGAGGAACAACACTTAAGTTAGTAATCCACCCAGAATTTTTTTCTGAATTATAATACGCTGCAACTAAACCTGTAATTTTTGCATCATTGTGTCTGTAAAATAAAGCGGACTGTTCAAAAAGTTTTTTTGAATATTCAGGAATGTTTACATAGCTACTCAAATGAGGTACAAATGTTTCCGAAACTGACTCTAAATGGCTTTGTATTTGTTCTAATGACGGATTCATTCTATTAACTTAGCTAATCCAAAACCGTATTTACCAAAATCGTTGCCGTTGTAAATCATATAGTAATTTTCTTCAATATTAAAAACGTGAGGATAATGATGCATCGTGCTATCCCAACCCTCTCGAGAGTATGTTATTCCTGCCTCTTCGTCTTTTCTTTTCCAGCTCAATAAATCTGTTGAGGTGGCATAACCAATTTTGTATCCCCTACCAGGTACTGTACGAAAATCTAAACCTTGTCTGTAAACAAAATACATATGATATATTCCGTCTTTGAAAAAAACGTCAGGTCCTGCTTGGCATTCATTTTCATCCAAAATGTCTGGAATAATATTGTGGTTAAAACGCTTCCAATTAAACCCGTCCTCGGATATTGCCATGCGGTTTTTATAAATTATTTCAGGTTTATTGTTGTGTGTTATCCACTTTGTTCCTGCTAAATAAAACATATAAAAGAGGTTGTTGAACTTTCTGACCTTTGGCCCACTCAAAACAAATGGTTCGTTTATATCCGAAGAAAGAATGGGTCCTGGTCCAATTCTGTGAAATGTTTCTCCGTTGTCCTCGCTTAAAGCTAGACCAATTGCGGTATTGAAAGGGACAGATTGACATCTATACCAACCCGCATAATAGAAAAATATTTTGTCTTTGTGTTTTATGTGACAAGAAGGATATACAGCAAACTCGTCGAAGGTACCTAGCTCCCCTAGTTGTAGTATTGGCTTATCGTGAACCCTGACAACCTCAGTTAAATTTGTTTTATTTAGCTCCAAAAATGTAGTATAAGATTTAGCAAACCCACTTTCATCATTTTCGGGTCTGCAAGAAAAATACACTCTGACTACATCATCTAAAACTAAAGCGTGAGTACTTTGAGAATGAGTCTTCATCCATGGTCTATCAATACCATCATTCCAAGTAGTTGGATTAAAAATATGTCCTAGCTTTTCCCATTTCATGTATTTTTTAATGTATTTAAATTTGAACCATCCAACAATGACAGCCCCAAGGATCTTGTAAATTATTTTTTCCTAGGGCATCATTAACAGCCTTAACTACATCGGGCCAACCAAAGGAATAATCATGGCCAGCTAAAAATCCTCCTTTTTTAATTTTGGGAAGCCATGCTTTTATATCAGCAACGACATCTTCATATTTGTGGCTTCCATCTATAAAAACAAAATCCAAAGAGTTTTCTTTGTAAGTTTTAACTGCATCCAATGAACCAATATCATACAAAGTATAATGTCCTTCTAATGGCTTCATGTTTTGTATAAATTCGTTTTTTAAATCTGCGTGAGATATTTTATATTGAGGTTGTTCATCTCCAACTGCTATAAATGGATCAACGCAATCAAATTTAATGTTTTTTTCTGAGTTAATTATTTCCACTCCCATATATGCAGTAGAAGTTCCTTTCCATGTTCCCACTTCAACAAAGTGAGCTACTTGTGGAGCCTCTTTTACCACATAAGAATATAGTTGAGGAAAAGTAAACCAACCTTGAATGTTTTGATAAAAATGTTTCACAAATGTAATTAAAGTGTTCTTGCTAAACCTACAACAAAGTATATTCGTTTAAGTATTGCTGTATTTGCTGTTTTGAATTAAACATTAAAACATCTATAATCGAGAGCCAAGGAACGAATTTGTTATTAGATTGCTTGTATGTTATGGGATTTGATTTTATAAAATTAAGTTCAATATTGTTTTGAATAAATGTTTTTTTGTCGTACAACGAAGTTCCTCCTATAGCGTTTATATAATGGGTGGCAGTTCTGGCTTTACATAAAGCTAATACTTTATCTTGAGACTTTAAATTGTGATTTATATCTACAGCAGAAGATATTACTACGTTTGTCTTAATATCTAAATGATTGTTTATGAGAGTAAGACTGTTCAATATAAAATTAAATAAATTTGAATGATCAGCCCAATTTAAGCACTGAGAGACTAAAGGAAAAGCATCATAAAAATATGGAGCTTTGTTATAAGAAGCCTCAATTAAGTTTGTTAATTTTTTTCGGTCTTCCTTCCAGGATTCGGCTAATTTTCTGTCAACAACATTCAAATAATCTGAGTCTTTCTTAATAGGCAAAGTAAAAAGACGGTCACGTTCGTTTGTTAAAATGCGGTTTCTGTTTATCCAGCCTTTTTTGGTATATTGTATGTTGTCATATACAATAAATTCGTCAACTGAATGTATTAACTGAAAGTATCCAATATACGGCATAAAGTACGGTTGCATTATGGCTAACTTTTTCATAAATTGTGTTTTATCATAAGTTCCTTTATTGCTTGAGGAATTTTTGTTGTGTATGGATAAAACCATGTGTTCAGCCAAGTGGTTACTTCTGCTTCTGAATAAAAAGAATGTTGTTTGTGATTTTTTTTGTATTTAAATGTGTTTTCTTTAGCGTTGGTTATAGTGGTTTTTTTGCAAATTTCTCTCAAATGAATTAAAAAAATAAATTCATTTTTTATTTGAGTGGGCCGAATAAAAGCTTCTGAAGCATGTCTTCCGACGTTTGTTGGGTAGTTAAATTTCTTAAACACACAAACTTTATTATAAAAGGCATGAGAAGAATTGTAAGATTCTTCAGACCAAAAGCCAAAACTTCTTTGGTTTATCAGCGGTTTGCTTAAGCAATATGGTTCCTCATTGTTATGTTGTACCATTTCAAATCCTTTGGCTGCTAAAACGTTTTCATTAAGAGTTAAAAATTTGTTAAAATCATTAACCAAAAGCAACTCATCCGGATCAGTATATATTACGGTATCATATCCCAGGTCGGTATACATTGTGTTGAAAATTTCTTTAAAAAATTTTAAATTGTCAATATTGTAAATATTTCCGTACTTTTGAACTTCTATTATGTGTATCTTGTGTGACTGAGCATCGGGTTTAGAGATCCGCTCAACAATTGCGTCATTTTTGCCGTCTAAAAAAATTACTATGTCGAAATTGTAATTTAGGCAATTTTTAATCCACAATTCAAAAAAAATATTGTGTCTATCAAATCTACTTGAAATACAAACCTTGCCCATTTTTATACGTTCTTTGTATAAACTGGAAATTTAGATAAATCTGGGTAAGGCATTTGTACGTCTTCGTTGTGCTTTGCTGTCTCTCCTTGATAAAATTGATTCATTAACAATAAGCCTCTAGCGGCTAGTTCTGGCATCATGTAAAAATTCCATCCAATCATATCAAAGTGATCGTCATGATATGAACATTCTCTTCTGCCACTGTATCTAGCTCTCTTAAACCACAAATAAGCGTCGTGATCGTCAGTTAAAATTGCTCCCCCTTTACTCAATTTTAAGTGCTTGTAAGGACCCGTAAAGGATATACACATGTGCGTGTTAGGCATGTACATATTACAAGTAAAGCGCAGAGCTGAATCCCAAACTTTAGTTGGTTTTAGTTGATATGCTCCGGTTATTGTTTTTTCTTTAACTGGAAAAAATTTTACTTTACCTCCAGCGTGAATAATTTCGCAAGGAACTGAGGGGTATGTTCTTGAGGGAATAGTAATTTCTTGTCCTGCAATTTTTTCATAGTACAGTGCTAAAAACAGCGCGTTTGAAGCGTTATCAACCGTTACTACATAGGGAGCTTTGGTGTAATTAGATAGGGCTGTTTCGAAGTCTTCGGTTATTTTATAAATTCCATTTGCCATAATATTGGTTTATGATTACTATATCATTAAAGCATTTTTCACTGAAGTCAACTCTTCGTTATAATTTTCTAATAAATTAAACAATAATGACTTTTCTGGTAGTTGCTTATATCCATGCACTCCAAAATAAGATTCCATGTTTACGTGCTTCCAATTAAGATCCAGTGGTCTTTCTATAGCAAATCTACAAGCTAAAGAAACCGGAGCAAATTTTATGCCTTTGTTTTTAAGGATTTCTCTGTTAGTTAAACAAATAAAATTATCTTCTGGAATATTAGGATTAACATAATCTAATTCTGAACATAAATTAAGAAGTTTTTTACTTCTTAATGAAAAGCCACCATTGCCTACAATAATTGGTACTTTGGATAAATCGCTTATGTGAGTATTGAGTGATTCACTTAAGGCTCTTTGAGACAAAAGAATATCCCAAGGAGCACCGATATAATCATATTTTAAAAATTCATCCGTCCACATAAGAGGATTTGTTACAAATCCATCTGGTTGAACTATTAGACAAAAATTTGTATCAATATATTCATGTAGTTGCTTGACACAAAACTTACTGTACTCCGCTAAAGAAACTATTTTGTTAATTATTTTGCAATTAATAAAATCATGATTAACGAACTCGTCTGTAATTAACAAGTGTTTAGCAAATTTAATATGCTTTGAACTTCTTTCTATAGCTTTAATGCTATTAATTGGATCTCTGGTATTTACGGATACAATAGTTACATCAGAAAGGTTGATCATATTAAATGAGAACAAATATAACGATACCCTACAATTCCCCCATCGTATCTTTTTTCGTTTTTGTTAAAAATTCTATTAACGTTATGAAACGTCTTGTATAATAAGTCTTCTTCTGTATTATTTCTAACATCAATAATTAGAGTTCCTTTCTCGTCGATGTGAGTTTTAATATAATCTAAATATTGTAAAATCGAATAGTGCCAGCCACAAGACAATAAAGATAAAATCAAATCAAATTTAACGTTTTTTTCAAAAAGGGTTTCACCGTCAACAATATTAAAATTTTTAACGTTATTCGATCTTAAAAATTCTTCTAAAAGAGTTAAATTATTATAATAATAATATGTTTTATTAAACCCGTTATATTTGCGATTACTTTCAATCGTGTCTGTCTTATCTTGCAAAAACAGTTTAGCTGTTGGAAATTTGTGATGAAAATAAACGTCAATAGTTCCTAACCCACATCCAATGTCTAATATGTTGTTTATATTTTCTTTTGGCAAAAAGGATTCTAACATCTGGAAGTCTCTATCGGTCATTTTGTTAATTGCCGCAAGCACTTCCTCATTGTTACTGTGTTGATTTAACAAATATTCTGTCTTTAGCCGCGTTCTTTGCAATAGCAAATATTCTAAATAATTTGTATTAAAAAATGTTATCATATAAATAAGCCCTAAATGTAGTTCATATTTCTTTTTCCTTCAAACACAGTGGTAGGAAAATGTCTTTCCACTTCTTGTACTATAGGCACATTTCCCAAACCAATGGCTACAGCTAAAGCAAATGTAGAATTTGCTACAAACGCTTTGCATCCAGCAATAACTCTGGCTAACTCCAGTGCATCTTGTACGGGATGATACGGAATCTGAATGCCTACTGTATATTCAAAAATTTCGTGCTCTTTTGGAAGACCTACAAAGATTGCTTTGTCCCGAAACTCGAATTTACGAGCCTGAAACCAAGGAAAGTTTGATTGGCTTCTAGGCGTTCTGCAGACTATTGTTTTTTTGTTCAATTTGATTGGTTCGTCTACAGTTAACCACTCTTTATTTGAGTCCCACACAGAAAGATTAAATGCTTCTAAGTGTAGGTCTAGTAAATTTTTTGTCTTACTTCTAGAACTTGGATCTGCAAATTTGTATCTAAAGTTATTTAAATTGTAATCAATTTGTTGGTTTTTGTAAATTTTGACTGCTTTAACATAAGGTTGAGTCTCGATTAGTGGTTTGATAAAATCAAAGCTCTTCTGATTAAAGTTGGTTTTTTTGTCAACACATTGAGCTTGAATAATGGGTTCGTCTTCTCCTCCTGTAATATCTAGATATAGAGTTCCACCACCTAATTGTTTAATAGTTGGTAGGGAGTAAATAATATCTCCCAAATCTCCGGAATGTTTAAATGTTTTATTCATTTGAAGTTTGGCATATTTTATACAATTCTAAACATTTATCAAGCACTTCTTTTTTAGTAGCTCGTGTTTCTACATGTTCCACAAATTCGTGAAAAGCCGTTTCAATATCAATTGAAAGTTTTTTAACATCTTTTGTATCAACTTGTGCTGTATCAAGAATATCGAACTCTGTTCTAAACTGCAATGGATTGTATTGAGTTAGTTTTGAAATTAATAGATCCAATGTTAGAGTATCAACTTTTGTGTCAACATACATGCTTACAATATTACCTTTAATAATATCACAAACTTTTTCGTATTTCTTTTGAACAAGCTCTGAAATTTTGAGTCTATAGTGTTTTGGAGTTAATTCGTTTTGTATAAATTCTACATCAAACGTATCAAAGTCTATAATAGAAACTCCTTTTGGTTGACCTCTATCACTAAAATCCATTTCATATGGACTGCCAAGATACATGATATACTTTCCGTCTTCATATTTTCTTTGCTCTCTATAATGGAAATGTCCACTTACAACGGCTGAAGCTTTTTCAAGCAATTCTTTTGGCATGCCTCCATGTTCACATACTTTTGTTGGATTCATTTTAAAATTAGTAATTTCCATGTGACCAACTAACATGTCTACTTTCTCTAACTCTTTTATTTGAGTGTGCCAAGGACAAAACGTTACTTTTTTTTCTCCGATATAAATTGTAGTAGGCTTTGTGAAAACTGTAATGTTGTTTCTTTCTAGAATCTCCATTGAGTTTACTTCAACCGTAGAAGAAAGAAATGCATCATGATTTCCTGGAATCATGTAAATTTGATAGTCTGACAATTTATCAAAAAACCTTTTGGCTACATGCAGTGTGCTCACGCCTATTTCGTGTCTATTGTGAAAAATATCTCCAGCGAAAATTATAGTATCTAGCTTGTGTTCTTTCATTACTTGGTCAATCCAAGTTCCCACTGTCAAGCATGTATTATGCCAAGTTTGTGAATCTTGATGGACTCCCAAATGGAGATCAGCAAAAAATAAAACTTTATTATTTTTTGGATTAACCTTCAAAGTGTCCGCTTTCTGTATAATCTCCAGACATTGGGTTGTGAGTGTTCTTTTTAAATGGAATTTGTCCACTGCACATATGATCCTCATACATTTCTTCTTGATAGCGCTTGAGTGTCTCGAAGTCTTTTTTAGACTTTTTAATGCAATTCTGAAAAGCATGATAAGCAACTTTAGTAAAGTATGAAAAAGGATTAAATCCCTCGTTGCATTTAAACCTCTTTCTTCTTAAGGCAGTCATCATCTTGACGATTGCGTCTCCTTGCATTTCGGTTTTGAAGCTGTATGAATAAAAATTACGAGCCTGTCCAAGCCGCACAGCTATCATTTGTATCATTGCTGCTAAGTCTTCTGAAAGATGATCAGTATCATAGTAATTAACTATTAACTTTTCCATGGCAATTGGATCGATGTAAACGTCTTTTAATTCTTCTTTAGTACGTCTAACTCTTTTTTTAACAGCTGGTTCTTGACTCATATGTTTAATCACTATATAGTATGTTTTTTACTTTTCAACTAATTCTGTTATAGTTAAAGGAATATTTTCAGTTTCGTATAATCTCTTTCTTTCCTCAAAGTGTTTGTATCCATAAGTCAAACAAACATCAGCAATATCAAAAATTGTAGCAATTTGTTTAGTGTGATGCAGACGCAAACTTCTACCAATTGACTGGATGATTTTAATACGAGCCTTTCCTATAGCTGCAAATACGATGTTGTGCAAATTTTTAATTGAAATACCGGTAGAAAATATCTTAGAAATAGCAATACAAACTACTCCAGAAGTTTCTTCCATTAATGATCGCATTTTTTCCCGCTCTTCTACTTCTACAGAGCCTTGTATAAAATATATCTGTTTGTCTGTTTTGCTTTTTAAAAATTCAAGCAAATGTTCTCCATGAACAATTCTATCAACAAGTATTAAAGTGTTTGTATCTAGCTTATTGATTAATTTTGCTATTACTTCATTTCTGTATTCATTTGTATGCAGCCAGGTCGTTTCTTCTTCGTACCCAGCTGTTGGCTCAGACATCGAGGGCCTCGTAAAGTTTGGAATATCTTTGTAATTCATTTCCAAACCAACTACTCTTACTTTAGAAATAAATTTGTCTTGTCTCAATTCAATTGACTTTTTGTGATAGATCACTGAGCCAAATATTCGATTAATTGACCAAACGTCAAATTTATTTTCAGGCAAAGATCCAGTAAATCCAAATATATGGTTACACTTTAAGGCTTTTACTAATTTAGAAATCTTCTCAGCTGTTGCTAATTTATGGCACTCGTCAACAATTACTGTTTGAAATCTCTCAAGAACTTCTTTGTCTTGTTTTTCAGATAGTAGAATTTGATTATTTGCAACAACAATTTTAGTTGGCGAAAACTCATAGCTTCCAGTCCATTTGGAAATTAAATTTTCTGGAATGCCGTAATCCAAAAAGTCTTGAAATGTCTGTTGGACAAGTTGAATATCAGGCACCAAAATAAGCACATTATTATCTTTTTCGTCTACAGCTGTTTTAGCAATTAACGCAATGGTAAGTGTTTTCCCAGCTGATGTAGGAAGAACAACTACCCCCTTTCCTTTCTGTAATGCTTCAGTCGCTGATTCTAATTGATAATCTCTAGGAGTTAAATTGAGTTCGTTTGGTTTATTAGAAATTGATTTGACCTCAATTATTTGAGAAAGCTTTTGAGAAATTTTTAATTGTAACGAAGGAAATTTAAGTTTTGTTTCACTGCAAATTTCATCAAAAAACGGAAGATCGAAATACCCTTTATTTGTTATTGCATACTTTCTCACTGGCATATTTCTACCTAGCCTTCTCCTGAGAAATACCATTGCCTTATCTTCAACTGAAAAATGTTCTCTAATTTGTTCGAGATATTCAGAAGAAATTTTAGGCTTCCGGGCAACCGTATCGTAATCGAATAATACCTCCATTACGTTGTTTCTAACGTTATTATCTTAGTAAGATTATTCATACCATACTGAGCGTCCCTAAAGTTGGATTCGACTTTAGTGAGGTATTCTATTAAGAATTCATTATTGCTAATCTCTTCATCAATTTTTTGCATAACTTCGTGCTTGGATATTGATTCAATTATAGTCTTGGGATTCAATCCAATCGGAGATTCCAACTCTATTCTCTCTCTTAGAGTTTTTGTGGCCTTCTCTCTTGTCTTTTTTAGTTTCATTATTTGTTGTTTATGAAACATTAATCGCCCAACCCAATAGTGACGAACAGAAGCAAGAGACATTTGAACGTCTTTTAAATTTAGCTCATCGAACTTAAGAAATTCTTCTATCTTTTGATGATATTCTTGAAATAAATTAATGCTAGTTTCTGACACAAACTAATTTATACCACCAAAAAATAAAAACTCTACTAGCTCTTATTGAGTTAATTGATCAAACATTTTTTTAGAAGCACCGTAATCTTTGCCTAGTAACTTAGCTGTAGTTCCGATAACGTTTCGATCTACTCCTTGAACTTTCTGTAATTCTTGCCGTACCTGGTTTATGATAGCATTAATTGTTGAATTTCCTTCTGCTGAATAAGCGTCTACTGTCTCGAGCGCCTTAACTCCTCCAGTCGCGTCAATTTTATCTTTTAATACTGATAATATTTTTTTAGAATTGACGCCTCCGCTGCCACCTTCAGCATTAAACACTTTATTTATTATTCTTAGTATAGCATGTCCTTCTTTTGTCTCCATAGAGAAGGGTTTGCCGGTTATTATTTCAAAAGCTTTCATTGTAGTTGGATTTTCTATAGCTATAGATGAACCATAAATAGCAGAATCTCCACGCATTAGCGGTGAAATTTGATTAAATGCTTCCTTTCCAATAAGACCGAGTATTTTGCCTATTACCCCTACTAATACAGATTTGCCAAATGCTTCTAGTGGTTTTTCTCCTTTTAATAGACCTATAGTTCCACGAATTAAGCAGGCAGCAACAAATATAGCTAAAGTGGAAGCTCCAGCAAATGACATAGCTGTAGTCAGCGCTACGGACAATAAAGACATTTTAATTGGATTATTTTGAACTAGCGTTTGAGCTTCTTTTATTATTCCGTTAATGTAGGAAGCAGCTTTAGGATCCAATCGCTCAATAAAACTATTGAATTTATTAATTGATGCTTGATATACTCTTTCGTCAATTTCCTTCAAACCGGTCTTTTCATATCCGTATCTTTTAACAAAATCCCCTATAGGTTTTGTAATACTTGTGTATATATCTCCTACTGCCTTTAAGGGCTTAACAGCAGCATTGCCTATGTCGGAAAATATCCCTTCTTCTAGCTTTTCTGGTGAAGTTTGTTGTCCCAACAAATAAGCTTCAACAAACATTAACTTTGCCTCTTCACTATTTAAATTCCAAACAGATTCAGAGAAAAAATCAGATAAACCGGAATTGAGGTATGTGTGTTCTATTAACTGTTTGTTTAATACTTTAGCGTAACACGCTTCCAATAAAACATGATCGTTAGATTTCATTACTTTAATTATCAATCTTGCTTCCTGTTCCCGCCCCCTTAAGAATATCTTTATAATCCGGCAAATTCAGATCGAAGGAGGGAGGTCCCCCATTGTTAGGGAAAACCTCCAATCTTTAATACTCCGTATAAAACGAGTCTCAGTCGGGTTAACAAGCTTCAAAAAATCCTTTGATTAATATGCCCCCTCGGTTGTCCTATAAGGGCTGGCTTGAGCGGTCCTAGCAAATGCTAGACAACGGTCACGCAATTAGCGCACATCGAGAAATGTTTTTAATTTGTGAATCGCTGATTCCTGTTTTTTATCTTCCTACGAAGGCCCACGCAAGCGCGCTCTGGTTAGTCCTAACAGCGATGGTGTTAATATCTTTTAATTATTGCAAAAGTCAACCAAAACATTAAATACTTTTATGGAATTTAAAACTTTGGTCGAACAAGTCCTTGAAGAAGATGTAGTTGCTGGCGGCTCTGCTTCTGCCTTTGGACCAAACGTATCCAATACATCTACAGTGATGAGCGGAGATAACTATGCTCCAGGAGATGCACGTACCCCTAAAAGCCTTTACGGCGGAACTATGACTCGCAACGGCATTCGCAAGAAGAAGTCAAAAAAGAAAAAATAAAATGGAGTTAGGTCACTGGAGACTAGCTGAAGGTTTAGAATACAACCCAAGCGCTTTTGGTTTTATCTACGAAATATCCAACAATTCTTTATCTAGTCCTAAAAAGTATATTGGTAAAAAACAATGTGTGTCGAAAGTAAAACGGAAACCACTAAAAGGCAAAACAAGAAACAGAATTGATCACAAAGAATCGGATTGGAAGACATATACTGGTTCATCAAAAGAGCTGAATGAAGACATCGCTAAGTATGGCAAGGAAAACTTTACTTTCACTATTCTTGAGTGGTGTGGATCAAAATGGGAATTGGGGTATAAAGAGATTAAGCGTCAAATTGAACAAGACGTTATATTAAGTGAAGGCTTTTACAATGGTATTTTAAATGTGCGCATTGGTAGGCCACCTAAAGACTTTAAAAAATGATTAAAACATTTCCTAAATCTAGAGTATGTGTTATTGACGCTTATCCTTGTTTTGAAAAAGGATTAAAAGCAGCGACGGACTTTGCAAAAAAGCACAATATATCTCTTAGTAGTTCGGATGGCAAAAAGCTAATACTTGGGTATTGCCTTAGATCAATAGAAACCACATACAAAACAACATCAAGTCCGTTTCCAAAAGTAATTTGTATGTCAAGCAAATCAATTACAAGAAAAGTTAGCAAGTTTATTGAAAACCACTTTGAAGGAATGATGAGTTATTTTCCAGCTCCTTATTGTGGCAAGTTTGATTTAAACTCTCCTGATTTAGAGAGTGCCGCAGAAAATAGCTTGAAGCAAAAAAAATCACAAAGACAATTTGAGCGATTTGCTTCTAAATTAAAGATTAAATTAAATTAAAACGGTTGCTTTTCCCCGTCCAAAACAACCTTTGAAGCATCAATTAGAGATCCATCTTCCTCTCCAAAGAAGTTACCGCTGTCTTTAATATACAATTTCATTTGAGGAATGCGCATATCTGGAGGCCCCTCTAAACGAATAACTGCAGGGCAATCTTCTGAAGGAAAAAATGCACCAGTTCCTTTTTCATAAGAAGACACAATTGAGTCAAAAATGTTGTCAATCTCTTCTCTAAATACTTCATCTGTTTCTCTACCTTCTCTGGGGGTAATTGGTATTTCTTTACGCAAAGGAACATAGAATACAACGTCCAAATGTTTTAAAGAAAGTGCAGCAATATCTTTACAAGTTAGCACAAATTCTGGGGTAAATCCATTAGTGCCTTTAGCATGGTGCCAAAGCGTATACACCATATTATCAACTGTACATCTATCAAAAATGATATGTTTGTCGTCAGATGTACTAGCCAACTGTAATTCATCAACTAACGCATTAAGGATGGCTTTTTGAGATTCTTTGTCCCCATCCTTATTGAGCTTAATGTTTTTATCCTTAATAATGTCTCTGTATGTTTTTTCAGGCCGTTTGTACATAGGCCATTGCTTAAGAAATTCTTCAATTAACGTAGTTTTACCTACACAGTGTGCACCAATTAACGCAATTCGCATGAAATTTATTTAGAGACAGTTTGAAATTAATCAAACCCTTAATGCCAAATCCCAAACCAAAAGATGCAATCTTGGACTAAAGTTGACGTGCATAGCCTTAGCGTATTCTGCTACAGCTTGAGCTCTCTCTATATGCTCTTGACGAGATCCACAGCAAGGCATAAACCATACACGCTGTAAAGGAACGTTAATTCCTTCTTCATCCTCAATATATTTTTTCCAAATTTCTTCAATGTCTCGATCTGAAGTAATTACAAATTTAAAGCCAGAATTGTGATCAACGTGCCACCTAAGAACATCTGGTTTGTATGTCTTTTCTTCTGGATCTCCATTTGTTGTGAGTTTTGGAGATGTCGTAAAGCTTGCACAAAACTCTTCCACCCACCGTTCGTCTGGCTTAAGCGTAGCATTTGTTTCAAAGTCAATACGAGGATTAAATCCATAACGCTCAACAAAAGCCTCCATAAACTTAAGAAGCTGCTTTTCTTGAATAAGAGGTTCTCCTCCAGTTAGTTTAAAGATTGCTCTGTTACGAAGATGTTCAATGTAATTGTTTTTTTCCATTACATCAAAAATTTCTTTAAATGTCATTTTGTTTTTAATTGACCAAGAAACAAATGAGTCACAGCCATTTGGAGAATTTGGAGAAGCAAACCCCTTGCATGTCAAATTGCACATTGACATCCTCATAAACACTGAGGGTTGACCTACATATTCTCCTTCACCTTCTACTGTATAAAATATCTTATCATCTGATAAGAACAACGTTTCTTTTTCTACATCAATATTATTCATAATTTTTATTCTGTGTAAATTGCACTATTTTTATCATGCTCCCAGACTTCTACTTTAGAAACCCAACAGCGTCTATTTGTAATTTCTTGTATGTATTGGCTTGCTGTTTTAAAACACCACTCAGCAACTTTCTCGATACCTACTCCATCCATCACGCGAAGGTCACACCCTCCTTGTTTATGGAGTTCCTCAAACAAGGGAAGTAACGGGTCAGCTTTATCAATTGTTAAAGTGTGATCAAATTGATGTTGAAGTATTAGTTTAAGGCTACCAAGCCCTCCAAAATCAACAGCCCAATTTTTATCATCCAAATGGTTACACTCAAACCAAAACTTTGCTTGAAGCTTGTAGCCATGCACAAAACTACATCTTTTAGAATTGATTCCTGCTCCTGGTCTATCAAAAGCAGCATTTGGTTGACGGAAAGCACAAGACCCAAGCTCAATTATTTTAGTAGATGTATATTTTTTCATATTAAACTTCTTCAAATGTTACTACTTCTAAATTATTTTTGAACTCTTCAAACAAAGTATTTGACGTAACATCTTCATAATTTTCTTCCTTCAAAAATTGAACATTGTTGAGTTTGATATCTGGTTTGAGTTCTTTTAGTTGCTTAGCCAATTTAAAAAGTTCAGCTTGATACTCTTCATTGGTATTAGATGTTACGTTGACTGAACAAGAAAACAATAAAGCAGAAATTAACGTTGAGAGGTCTTTTTCTGATACGGAGACATTTAATGAGTTTTTAGACATGAGAGAAGATTACGATACTTCTCTGTTTTGTCAAGCTTTGATTAACTTTTTTACGTCATCCAACGAAAGCCCTACTTGTTGAGCTTCATCTAGCACTTTGTATAATTCGTTTAGCACATCGTCTACCTTTGATTGGTATTCTAATATTTTTTTATACTTTTGGATGTCCCCTTCCAATAAAACAGAATCATCTTCTAAGTTTTTGGTTGCTTCCATTAACTCTACTTTTGACCCTAAGTATCGTTTAAGCTTTAATATAGTCCTGACCATTGGCCCGAAGCTTTGTTTCTCTTGCTCTGTAACAGGACGCTTAATCTTATTTCCAACGTCATCAATTATACCTAGTTTATGACATTCAAACTCAGTATAATTCTTTTTAAGCTCCGTTAGAAAAACGCTATTATCTAAAAAACTTTGTATAGAATCTTTCAACATATCATTAAAAACT